ACGACTCCGATGAAGACAATGAGTCGAGCTTTGAGCTGTTCATTTGTGAGTCTTTGACGTGGCTTCACGTGGATCGTCTCCATATATGTCTTCAGTGCAGACTCCCGAAGCTTTGCACTGCGGCGGATTGCATTCTGGCTTTTCCCAATTTTCGTAAAGCTGGCATTCATAGCGTGTCCATCCTTGATACGAGCAGCCGGATAGAAGCAGCGAAAGGCTTACTGCTCCTACCCATGCCGCGCGCTTCGGAATCAATTCCCCTTGACCCCGAATGTTGAATCTTTAGGATTTGCCCATCTTGCGAGTACGGGCACAATTCCTGCAACTAAGCCGAGTGCTAAGTCTTTCGGATTTGTGTTTCCACTCATATAGACGGCAAGTGCTCCGGCTACTGATGAACGCAGCCATGATGCTGCAATTGCTTTAGCTTGATCCATGTTATTTGTCTCCTAGCTTCAAGCTCCCGATGAGCGCAGCGACTTTCGCTTCACTCAAATCAATTTCAAAGTGCATTTCATCTGCACGTGATTTGTAATCTCCACCCCATCGAAGACCGTACTTCTTCGCCAGTGCTCTGATCATCGGCACTTTCTCATTAGGAAATGTTCCGACTTTGCCCAGTGGATGTTCAGACGCATTGAGATCGATGGCAGTTCCGGATGAATGATTGCTCAGATTGTTCAATGATCCGCGAACCATTCGAAAGCAGTAACCCCAGTCATCGAGTGAGCCTTCATCGATTGGCTCAATAAATGCGTGAAACTCTTCGGCAAATCCCACCAATAGCGGAGCGCATTTCTCAGCGCAACGCAGCTTGATCTTCGTGCCTTTGACCGGATACGACTTCACGCCAATCTCATTCGGATCAGCGGAAGCCATCCAGCCGTTTGATGAAGTCAGAGTCATCCCAGTAGCAATTTCGCTTGCTCTTCGGTGATTCCTAACTGTGCCAGAAGAGCGGTACGATCCGCTGCCTTTTGTGCCGCAGCTGCTTGTTCTTGGGCGTTCGCTACTTGATCCGCTTGCCATTGAGTGAATTCTGCGTCATTCATTTCGCGGTCAATTACTTCATCTGTTTCCATATTGTGAATTCTTACCATTGGACGTGCTGTTGATTTTGTCATTATTTCACTCCGTAAATTAGAACGCGACCGCCTGAAAATGTTGATGTGGCTGCAATTGTGCTAATTGTAATGCTTGTAATTGCATTGCTATCGTTAATTATTCCAGCCTGAAGTACAGCTGCGGCTACTGCTGTAGTTGATGACCCATACCATATAACAGTTTTCTTATATGTGCTATCAGCATAATTATTTATTTGACAAATATGAGTTTCGTTTCCAGTTGCAGTTGGCAAGTCAGTAACTGTTGTTATATTTGCAACTGTTGTTACAACAGAACCGCTTATTTGAGTCAAAACAGCCGTTCCCCCTGAGCCGTTTGGAAGTACTCTGCCATTGCCAGCAACATTTAGATAAGCATTTTGAAGAACAATTACTAAATTTGTATATGTTTGGTTAATGCTAGAAATTGTTGTTGAAGTTCCAGATAAATTCGTGGTACTTAGTAAAGTCATGCCACCTGCGTTAATTGTTCCCCATGAATTTGTTGTTCCATTTGTCGTTAAGTATTGACCAGATGTTCCAGTTCCAAGTCTTGCGAAAGTTCCTGCGCCAGTTCCTTGCACTAAATCACCGGATGTTGTGATGGCTGTCGCCATCGAGTTTGTGACGGTTACGTCACCGGATGTTCCACCGCCTGAGATACCAGTGCCGGCAGTTACGCCAGTGATGTCTCCGGGATTTGGCGAGACCCACGTGAACGCCATATTTGTTCCGGATGTCTTTGACAAGATTTGTCCGGTTGTACCGCCTAAAAGTCCAGCCATTGAAGTATCAACTGCCTGACCGAAGACTGCGAAATCAGCTGGGAGATCGGTGACTAAATCGGTCGCCGTAGGCATCACCCACCCGAAATTTGCTGTTGGATTGCTCATCTTTTCTCCTTAACTAACTATCGTCGCGTCTGCCCATTCGAGCAGCGGATTCACTGTGTTCCATTTTTCTGTCACTGGGACGCTCTGCCAATTCATAGCTTGCAAGCTGTATGAGATAGGAGAGAGATTCATCGTGACTGAAATTTCGTTGTAAGCTGCTTGAAATGTCCAGCCTTCGACAAAGCCCAGAAAATTACCGTTGACCATATTGAGAGGCAAATCACTAATTGAGAGCGGCATTCCCATAAATACGCCGATGAGATTATTGCGATCTGAATTGTCAATCTCCGGATTTGTCAGCTGGTATGTAATGTTTGTAAATGCTGCTTGCGGATACGCTCGAAGCGACAAATAGAAGTCAGCCTGAGTCTGTGCGTCCGCTGCGTTGTGAAGAGTCGTTGTAATGATTTGACCGAGTTCACCATAAGTTGCAATTGAATCTGTGTCGGTTGCAGATTTCTCAGCTGATGAAGTCGCGTTGTATTTCAATGTAATTGAATTTCTGACATCTCCAGCACGTGTCTTGATTGACAATCCAGCACCTTGCGCGTTATTTGCAGATAATTCAACATAACCATTGGCTGCAAGATATTGCGAACGATGAGTGCTGTCTGCATAAGAAATTTGACCAGATGCGTTTTCGTAAATATAACCAAGACCGCTGGTTGCAATTGCGCTGACCAGTGAATAGGAATCTGTTCGGCTTGATGAACGTGCCGCGATTTCGTAGTCTCCTGGTCGATCAATCTCTCCAAGTCCAGTGTTGAAAGCATTTGCCCATGTCAATGTCGGATCAACGCTCTGCCATTGCAATGCCGCTGGCATTTTGTTCCATGATTGAAAGAGAATTTCATGGAGAACGTCATAAATCTGATCTCCATCAAATTCTTTTGGAAGAACGCCATTGGTCAAAATCTTCGGCAAACGAGCAAGAGCACCGAGAGCAATGAGAGTAATGCGCTGCGTGTAACCAACGCCGCCGATTTCTGCCACTTCAATTCCAAGATCAGTAATTGTTCCGCCGAAGATTGGCACATAAACCGATGATGAATTCATCAGTTCGACCGAGATTGAATCATTGATTGCGATGGCAATTGCATCTTGATTGAGATTGATAAGAGTCAGATTACAATATCCGGCAGCTGCTTGCTCATAGATATTTGTCCGACCAGAAGTGATTGACATCGATGCCAGCACTGAATCAGTGATTGCGACGCCATTGAGTTCAACATTCCAGACCGGATTGAATTGAGTCACTTGTCGAATGCTCCGACTAGTGCTCCAGCTCCGAGAGTGCCGCGATAGAAGGAATCATTAAGAGTGTTTACGACTGTGCGCGCTGTGCCTTCGGAATCTATTGCGCCATTGACGGTGATATTGATAACCGGTGGATTCTGTGCAAGATAATCCGGTGATCCGACCGCTGGATTCGCTGTTGTATAAAAAGCACCTAATTCTTGCTGGAGTGTTAATGCCGCCAAATGTTGCAATCGTAAGCGTTGTTCATCTGGCTTTGAAAGTTCAATCAATATAGCAAGTTGAATGTCATTCGCCTTTTGCTGGTCAATTAACTTTTGAATCTCAGATGGAATTGCTGGAACTCCGTTTTTGTTTGATGATCTACCACTGCCCGAAGATGATCCACCACCGCCACCGACCGTTGCAATTGGAATGTTTATTCCTGTCGTTGGATCAAGTTTAAGAGTCGTTCCCGTGCTCATCTGATAATTACCGAGCGCACCCGTTAAAGTTGATCCACCACCGGAAGAGTTTGAATCTCCTTTTGCCAAGTTGAGTAGATTGGCTGTGGTCAATCCAAGCGCAGCAAGCGCAGCTGCTCCAAGCAATAAATTCGCTCCACCCGTTGCAAATGCTTCGGCAACGGCAGCGGCAAATGCGCTAGTTCGAAGCGCAACCATGACTGCGATGATTCCTTGAACCGCTTGCACAAATGCAAAGATTTTGGAAGTCACCCACATTGCTGCAATTATTTCTGCAACTATTTTGAGTTCATCTTTGAGATCAATAACTGTCTTGATCAATGACCGAACTTTGCCACCCCATTCGTATGCGGCTGTTCCAGATTTGTCTATTCCGTCCACAATTCCATTTTCGCCGGTAAGAGCGGCGATGAATAGATTCATATTTGGCACGGCTGTTTGAATGATGTAATCCGCTAACTGTTGTACAAGCGGAAGAAGAGCTGCGCCAATAGCTTCTTTTGCTTCTTGCGTTGCAATCGAGATTTGACGAAATTTGAATTCAGCTGTCGTCGCTTGATTTGCAATG